GAGCAACGTTAATGATATACGTAGTTACTTAAAAGAAGTACAGATTCAAACTGGTATTAAAGTTGACTTTGTTATGGTAGACTATTTAGATTTGGTAATGCCTGTATCGATTAAAGTTAATCCGAATGATCAGTTTATCAAAGACAAATATGTAGCAGAAGAACTGCGTAACTTAGCTAAAGAACTTAATGTATTATTGGTAACAGCAAGTCAGTTGAATCGTAGTGCAGTAGAAGAAATTGAATTTGATCATAGTCATATTGCTGGTGGTATTAGTAAGATTAACACAGCAGATAACGTGTTTGGTATCTTTACAAGTCGTGCTATGAAAGAACGTGGCAGATATCAGTTACAATGTATGAAGTCGCGTAGTAGTACTGGTGTAGGGCACAAAGTAGATTTAACTTATAATATTGAAACTATGCGTATCACAGACGAGGGCGAAGAAGCCGCAGGTGATGGCAATGGTGCTAGTCGCAATATTAATAATGTCTTAAACAATATTAAATCTAGTAGTACAGTCAATAAAGACACTGGTGAAATTACAAACATGCCAAAGATTAATGCCACAGTTGACAGTAGCAAACTTAAAAGTATGCTGGCTGGCCTGAAGAATAGTGGCGAATGAATCTAGTTTGTTTTTCAAATAACACTGGCGGCGGCGTCCTGTGTGATTTATTAAATAATAAAACTCCCAGTATGGATGGTTATAAATGTACTGGTGCAGAACATTCTTTATTAAAGATAACTGATAGCCCGACAATTTCACGTACTGTAGATGAACCTTCCTGGAATCGTAGGCTGACTCAGCTATTATCTCGCACTAATCAGAATCGATGGATAGGAACTCATTATCATCCTAGTGCAATTTCCTTAGCGCCATTTGAAACTGTTATTGCCATTACCACTGAATCTCGTGAAAGTAAACTATATAGATGGTTGCGATATTATCACGGATGGTTTAAGATAGCCGAATCAGATTGGCAAGAAACATCTAACCTAGACCAAATTGACAAAGTTCGTTGCCTAGCAAAAAATGTATTTGAAACATTTGAATCACACCCACAATGCACTAATGTTGAATTTGCCGATATAGTATCAGGCGAATTTATTTCCAAACATAACCTAAATAAAGAACATTTTGCTGTCTGGCAACAAAACAATCCGTGGCTGTATAGTGATAGCAATACGTGGGCCGTTGATAGATTTAACGAAGCCGAATATGAAATAATCAATCAAACATCTTTCAAATATCTTTAATAAATACACTAATAACGATACATTAAGGATCGATCTTGCAGAAGAATACAAAAAATATACTGTTTGAACTTGATCAACTGCTCAGACACAAGGATAAAACAAATCTGATTGAAAGCAGAGCTAATAACATTATTAATAGTGCTATTAACCTCATCAATCACATCCGTGAAAACTATGATGCCGAGCAAGCTGGCGAATTAGAGCGACGTCTACTTAATGCAATTAAAGGACAAGACCCAGCAAAATTTAGCCGCGGCATCAGGAAAATGAAAGACGATGAAAATTAACGAAATATTAGCTGAAGCAAGGTCAGTGAAATTAAAAGGAACTACACCTTCTAGCCGCAGTAATAGTGCGCTAGGATCATTCCTTAGAGGAGCAGGTATGGCACAAGGTGCCGATGCTGTAGACGCATACGCAAATGCAAATGCCTTTGCTCCTGGTGTTCGACAAACAAAGAAAATTGGAAACCTTGATGCTCAGAGAAAGTTAGATGCAAAAACAGCCGCTGCTGAGGCAAAACGAGCAAGATTTATCGCTGTAATAAAACAACAAGCGGATCGCCAAGGATCTATATCAATGACTGATATAGGAAAACGTATTCCAAAACAAGGCGAATATGCAGATCCGACAAGACGTAGAGAAGCAATTAACAATGTTGCACAAGAATTAAAGCAACAAGGAGTAACAGTAACAGCAAGTAACACGCCGACTACTGCGCCCCAAACAACACCCACAACCGATGAGCCATACAGTATAGGCGGACAACAATTAGATCCTACTAAGCCCGGTGATAAAGCAATTATTGATAAACTTAAAACTGCACAGGCAACTAAACCTAAAACTGCACCGGCAACTAACCCTAATCAACCTGCAGCAGGAAAATTTGACTGGGATGAAGAAGTACATACTACAGATGCAAATACACCGGCGCCATCTGGATGGGTGAAGCTTAAAATTCCACCATCAATTCAACCCGGCAAAGAATCTCCGTATCGCTTAGTACATCAGAAATATGCTCAAGATTGGATAGCTAACGGGTGGGTATTAGCGAAATGAAGTTATTTGAAATTAAAAAACAAACACCGCAATGGTTACTTGCTGAAGCCGCAGGAGCAAAAGCAGTAAATCCGCATCTTGACCACTTGGAAGATTTAATCTTTAACAGTGGCTATGCAGGTGCGCATGCGGCATTGGATTATGTAGAAAGTCTACGTGTGATGTTAGCAGAAGGCACAGGTACCACAACACAACTAACAGTTAAATGGGACGGCAGTCCGGCAATCATCTGCGGTATTGATCCTAGCGATAGTAAATTCTTTGTTGGTACTAAATCGGTGTTTGCCAAAGGTGAACCAAAACGTTGTAAAAAAGCTGCAGACATTGACAACTGGTACAGCGCACAACCAGAGCTTGCGGCTAAACTACTAGCATCATTAAAATATCTAAGTAAGTTAGGTATTGGCGGTGTGGTACAAGGCGATCTGATGTTTACAGAAGGCGATGTAAGCATAGTAGCTATCAACAATGAAGATTGTTATGTGTTTACTCCAAATACAATTACCTATGCAGTACCAGTTAATAGTCAATTGGGGCAACGTATTGCAAAAGCCAAACTTGGCATTATATTCCACACTAGCTACGAAGGCGATTCATTAGAATCAATGACTGCAAATTACGGAGTTAATGTAACTGGATTAAATCAAACCTCCGCAGTGTGGTTCGATGATGCAACGTATAAAGATTACACCGGAGTTGCTAGTTTAACACCGAGTGAAAATACCAGTATACAAAAACAAATTGCTGCTACACAGGCGACAATAGAAAAGATTGGACAAGCCCGCTTTGATATTATCCTAAATAATAAAGACTTTGCACGTAGTATAAAGCCATTTATCAATCAAATGGTTAGACAAGGCTCACAAGTAGGCGAACCAATGCAGTTCTTACAAAAGTTTGTTGACTATTATAACAGCGAATTGATGAAAGACATTGAGAATTTGTCGGGTGGTATTGCCGGTCGTGCGGCGCAGGCTCGCCTAGTGAAGATTAAAGAAAAAGAACAATGGGTAGCAGATAACGCTAACAACCTATTAATTATACTTGCTACGTACAAACGAGTTATCGAACTTAAACATGCACTAATGCGTAAACTACAACAGGTGGACAGCATTGGCACATTTCAAAAGACTAACGACGGTTATAAAGTAACTGCTCCAGAGGGGTTTGTTGCAATAGGACACGACGGTGGCGCAATTAAGTTAGTTGATAGACTCGAATTCAGCAGAACTAACGCATTACGCCGTGCCTAAAAACAAACATTATTGCATAGAATTTTTATGCAGATGATAAATAAAAGTATGCGCGAAAGCGTAAAATAAATTTAGGAGAAATAACATGGCTACACCAGCAGCAGTAAATCCAGCAGCAACAACGTTAAACGTTGAACAAGTAGGTCGTAATATTAGCTTTTTCACAGTTGACTACATCAATGCAGTTGACGGTTCAGATGGTCCAGGCGAAACACAACAATTGGTATTAAATGCAATCCAAACATTGCACACAATTATTGCTATCGGACCTTTAGCTGATACTAACACACAACAAACGTTTGCTATCGAAGGTGATTTATACACACCTACAAATGGTCAAACATTACAAGCAACTATCCGTGATATCGGTTCAACTGGCGGCGTTGATATTTCAAATGCAACAGTTACAGCAACTAAACTTGCTATCTTAACAGCAGCAGCAGTTGCAGTTTAATTAATAATTAAACAACAAATAGCACTCTTCGGAGTGCTTTTTTGTGACTTCAATTTGTAAATTATGCTAAATACTATTATACGCAACTAGCGTGAAAAATTAGGAGAAATAACATGGCAACATTATTAACAAGAGCAAAAGGCGGCGCATACCCAATTGGTTCAGTGGACCAAACATTAGTAACAGGTCGTCCGTTAACATTTTACACTGTGGGATTAACAGGTGTACATACAAATTATTCAGCAATCGACAGTGATTTTGAAAAATTGGTACGTGCAATCGAAACAGTGGGTTCAATTGAACTGTTAGGTACACCAGGCGGTGACGCTTTCCGTGTAGCTATTTCGGGTGCAAACAAAACAGCAGGCGAGTTAGAAACATTGTTAGCAGCGGCAGTAGCAACTACTACAGTAGCATCATACACATTCTAATATAATGTGTAATTTAAAAAGGCAGTTTTTACACTGCCTTTTTTTACGACTATAAATATTACTATGGAAACATTGTATCGATATTACGCATATACCCTAATAGATATAACCGAAACTAATGTACTAACACAGTCAGCAGAACAGCAGAAGCAACGCAATCAACAACGTAATTGGGAAACAATAAACCAGTTGTTAAGTTTGCGAGCACAGTTAATGGAATTTAATTATCTATCTGTGGTCACTGATGATGTGGCTAACTATTCATTTGGTATTAACTATACGGGTCTGCATAAAATTTGGTCATTTGACTTTGCGGTTGAACGAGAAGATGTCTATGCATTTAACCATGATAGGTATGGTATACTCAAAGACGATTTTAAAATTGCACCTATTATACTTGGATTAGACGAAACAGCCAAACCACCACTACCGTTATTCTACGCCAGCGGTGTAGATAAAAATATCTATTTTAAAACACGCAGTTAAAAACTACATAGTATAACTAAATATTAGTTGATGCAACAACAATAATCATGGCACATATTAAGGCATAAACTAGGCTCAACGAATACGCATCGCTACTATATAAAAGAGAGCGATAATGGCAAGTAAACCTACAGAAATCGAGAAGCAAAATTTAGAAGCACATGTCGAACTATGCGCCGTAAGGTACGGTAGCTTGGAAACTAAATTAAACAACTTGGAACAGCGCATGGATAAACTTGAGCTGCATCTGATTGACATCAAAAACAGTCTAACTGATAAAATATCAGGTGGCGACAAACAAACCATCAGCATCTTCACAACTATGATGGGCGTTGTATTAGCTGGACTTATTGGTTTTATTGCTCGCTCAATCTTTAAATAAAACTCTGCAATGCCATCCTGTAATAAATACTTTATAGGATAACATCATGAAAATTGTTGAACTTACAAACAAACTATTACTAACAATCACAAACGAAGAACACGAACTACTAGAACAGTTCACGGGCGACGCTAGTATTGCTAAAAGTCAATTAGACGAACGCGAACAAATGATCGCAAATCAACTCACAGTCAAAGATGTACTGTTAAGAACAAATGAAGCCGGAAAAATCTACTACAAAAAACGTATTGACTGAGATCGACGTTGAAAAGATACGTAGGTTTACAGAAGCAGAGCTGGCTAAACATAGTAAAGGTCCGCTACCATTCTGCTATCAATTAGGTGCAGATACATTAATTGTTGGCAAGTATAAAATAGTAAAGATTACGGATAAAAATTGGCGAATAACTAAAGATAATGAGCAGGTATTTGACTTTTTTAACAGAAAAGACGCTATATTTTATTGCATTGCCTTACACAAGCACAAATATGAATTGGCACAAGAAGTAAGAGTTAATGATAATTTAATTGGTGTACTTGAATTCGACGCAATCTTATACAGGTATCGTTATAAACAGGCACAACAAAAGAACGATGACTGGAATATTGCATTATATTCTAATAAATACACTGAAACTATGTTACGTATTGAAGAATCAAAGAAACAATTGAAGAAGTCTATTGTTTTGATAAATAATATTAAATAATTGCATTAGGAAGAATTAACCATGAAACTATCAGAAATGTCACAGACATCTGCAAAAAAAATTAATAAAGTATTAGAAAGCCGTTTTGGCTTTGCTATTGATTATGATAAATTGTCTATTACCAAAGCTCAACGCTTAGGTGAAACAATATCGTTGAATCTAAACAAAATCCGTCATAGTGCGGATTTTCACACTGCGGAAACAAATCCACGTTATATGGAATTGTTAACTGTACAAGAAGGCCTAAATACTTGGCTTACTGAACAACATCAACAACTAAATGAAGGCGAAGTTGGCAATGCAGAAGTATTGTTAGCTGCCAAAGATATGGTTGATAGTGTTCAGGACACCATTGAGAAAGTTGGTAAAATGCAAAATGAACAACTTCCACAATTACTTGACAGCATCCGTGACCAAATTGGTAGTGAACAAGCTGATGCATTTAAAAATGCAGTTGGTGCTACATTAGATCAACTAATGCAAAACTTACAATCTGCACGTGAAGGTGTTGACACTGGTGTACGTGTATTAAGCGGTGAAGCAGTTGATCAACCAATGGCTTTGCCAGGTGATGAACTAGGTGCTGAATTACCTCCACCACCAGAAAGCGATTTTGATGCTGAAGAACCAGCTGATGGTTTTGCAGCTACTGATGCCGCTGTTGGTGGAACTGAAACATTAGGTAGAGAATTGCGCTAATGCGTTTACGTGAATTTGCTCACGGCCCAACAAACACTCCAGAGTCTAACCTAGTTACTGCTCTGGAGTTATTACGTCACCGTTCGCAAGACAAATCAGCATCGGCAACAATCAGCACACAAAGTCTTATTAATCTAGTGTTGAACACAGATCGTACATTCAGCTACGATGCACTAGTTGATGCAAATGAAAACAATCCAGCAGTAAAAAATCTAATCAAAAGTTTCAATCAAGATCAAGTTGTTCTTGCTCCGCTACAAGGTAGTGAAGAAGAACCTACAACAACTAACACTAATAGTGCAGAACAAAATACATTCCAAGCACCAGTAGATGATGTTACTAGCATGGCTAAACGTGCCGCTAAAACACGTGGTGCACCTGTAGCACAATAACTAAAACACATTGACCTACCACTATAAATAGTATAGTATATTAGTATACTATTATAGGAGAGTATTATGGCATATTCAACTGCTGTGTTAGATCACTACGAAAATCCTAGAAATGTTGGTAAACTCGACGCCGCTGCATCAGACGTTGGCACCGGCATGGTAGGAGCTCCGGCCTGCGGTGATGTAATGAAGTTGCAAATACAAGTAGAAGATGGTATAATAATAGATGCAAAGTTTAAAACCTATGGTTGTGGCAGTGCAATTGCTAGTTCTAGTCTAGTAACAGAACTGCTTAAAGGTATGACTCTAGATGAAGCATCTGCAATTAAAAATTCAGCAATAGCAGAAGAACTTGCATTACCTCCAGTAAAGATTCACTGTAGTGTACTGGCAGAAGATGCTATTAAATCAGCAATAGAAGATTATAGGAAAAAACAATAGTGAAAGAAGTCGAAGTCCATGTATTGGTGTTTGTCAATTAATTGACGAAGTGTGTCGCGGCTGCGGTAGAACAACAGAAGAAGTAAAATGGATTCGATTCGAAGATGTGATGTCTATAGATAAAATAATTGTTCATTATTTAAATATATCCAGTGATTTAGTAGTACCTATCAGTCAATCACTTATATGGCAAGATACTGACAGACCTTCTAAAGATTGGTTTTATGATAAGATTAGCAAATTCCCTAATGCTGTGGCATGGATCGAAAATCATATCGATTCGCAAATCACAGTACAGACTATATAGTAGTCACCCTATCTATCACTGCTTGTTTTTGCTCTTCGGTAAAATTATATTTATATGCTAGCCATTAACTAAATATTATTATGAAATTTCCAACAATCGAAATAGTAGATAGATATACTATTGCTGTAGTCAAACATGAATATACCCAAGGTGCTAATCAAGAAGAACTCGAATTCTACATGGCACAAATGCAAGAAATTGGCTTAGATTTACAACACCGACTTATAATTGAATTAATTGATCATCATAGATACGTTTGGTCATTGGAAGATGATTTTAAAAAGAATCGTATAGACAACTTACCTTTAGAAGAAATTGGTCGACGTGCATTACATATCAGAGATATCGGACATACGAGAGTTACTATTAAAAATACACTAGCTGAATTACTGGATGACCCGGTTAGAGAAATTAAACGTGATCATATTACAGAATGATTTACAGATTAAATGATGACCATACAATTACTGAATTCAGTGATGTGTGGGTGGAGTACATCCTTACTCGATATATACCAGATAATAGTCTATTAGTGATAACACCCATTTTTGATTTTACTACTGGTATTCTTCAGATTACACAAATTGATCGAGAAATTATAGAAAATCATTCTGGTTGCATAATTGTTGATTCGTCGGGATGGGTAGCAGATACTAATCAATTATATCAAAATATTTTACAATTAAATTTAACTGTACCATTTTATCTATTAACGGGAGAATTTACCTATTGTAATCATCCGCCTGCCAATACACATATAAAATTTTTTCCGTTTTGGACAGTATGGGCAAGTGCGCCGCATGCTATAGATGGTAATTTTAAAAATTATAATTTTTCTCAACAGCCTAAAAAATATAAACTTAGTTGCTTAAACGGCATGCCTTGGCAGCATAGAAAATGGGTGTATTTACAACTTGCACATAAACCGTATTTTAATGATATGGTGTTTAGTTATGGCAATCGAGATGATAATATTTCGTGTAATAATTTCAATGAATTCCGATTAACCGACGAAGAAAATAATAAATTTGCACAATTACCAGCTAAATTTAAATTTACAGACAGGGATCAACATACTAAGATTGATATAACTATCGATCATCCAGCATATTTAGAAACATATATTAATCTAGTCACTGAAACTACTATAAATGGAAAATTCTCTATGCTCAGTGAAAAAACATTTAAACCAATTGTTGCTGGGCAATTATTCATATTAGTTGCTGCCGCCGGCGCAGTACAATTTTTACGAGATATCGGCATTGATACATTTGATGATATTATTGATCATAGTTATGATACTCTAGTAGATAATAGATTGCGATTATTAGCAGTTATAGCACAAGTTGATCGTTTAATGACATTAGATCTTGATGAGATATACGCACAAATTAAACCTAGATTACAACGCAATTCGGAATATATTCGATCTGAAGAATTTAGGCAACAATTTTCTTTGACCTTTGACAATTAACCTTATATACTAATAGTATGCTTATACAAAAATATGATTACACACCCATTAATCGCCAGAGCGAGAATGGAAAAAGACTTTACAGTTTACCAGATGGTAGTAAGGTTCCTTCAGTAACAACAATCTTAGACAAGACAAAACCACCTGAAGCTAAGTTAGCCTTAGAAAACTGGCGGAAGTCAGTTGGCGAAAAGAAAGCACAGGAAATCACTACAGAAGCCGCTAATCGTGGAACACGTATGCACAAGTGGTTAGAAGACTATGTGCAGAACAATCGTCAAATGGGCGAACCCGGCACTAATCCCTACAGTATACAAAGCCATAAAATGGCACAAAAGATTGTAGAGGAAGGATTGGTGCATGTAGATGAAGTATGGGGTATTGAAGTGCCTTTATACGTTAGTGGACTGTATGCTGGTACAACTGACGCTTGTGGTGTACACAAAGGTAAACCGGCTATTTTAGACTACAAACAGACTAATAAACCTAAGAAAACAGAGTGGGTTCAGGACTATTTCCTTCAATTATGTGCCTATGGACTAGCACATAACGAAACTCACGGAACAGACATTCGACAGGGTGTTATTCTAATGTGCAGTCAAGACTTCCAATACCAAACTTGGACAGTTGAAGGCGCTGAATGGGATATGTGGACTGAACGTTGGTTGAAAAGAGTGGAGCAGTATTATAATCTCAGCTAAATATAAAATATAGATAGGATATTAATATGGCTGTAACCCAAATCTCCAAAATACAAATCCGCAGAGGACTGCAAGAAAATTTACCACAACTTAGCTCGGCTGAGATGGGTTGGTCAATCGACGAACAGCGTTTGTTTATTGGTAATGGTACATTAGCTGAAGGTGCACCGGCAGTTGGCATGACTGAAATACTTACTACTCAAAGTATGTATAGTGAGTTAGCCCTCATCGAAGCATTACAAGGTAATGTTGCTAACATGACAGCAAATATTAGTACTATTCAATCTAATATTGATAGTCTAGAAGCAAATGTTGCATTGCATACATTTACATTTCCAGGCAATACACTAGTTGCTGCTAATACTACTATAACATTCGAATCACTTTCTTCTCGCACAATTGATTATACTATTATTCGTGGCTCAACTTCACGAGTTGGTACACTTAAAGTCACTGAGCTGTTAGGCACATCATTGTACGAAGATGATTATGTTGAAACAGCTGACACCGGAGTTGTATTAGGATTTCAAAGCGATGTTAATGCAGCGATATTAACCTATACTACAACTAGTGGTGTCGATGCTACATTTAACTATTATATAAAGACATTTATCTAATATAAAACTTGCAAAAAGTTGAAATATTATGTACACTGTATAGTATAAGTAAATACAACACAACAATCAACAATACAAATTTAGAGCAGTACTAAATTACGAGGTTATCAAATTGAGTATCATTCAAGTAATAAAACGTAGCGGTAGCCGTGCCCCACTAGCAGTAGATAAATGGCAAGCCCAGATCACAAAGGTCTGTGCTGGAATTGCAGATGTAAGTCAGAGTATGATTGAGATCAAAGCACAGCCGCATTTTTATGATGGTATTAGCACACGTGAAATTGATGAAATTACACTTCGTGCTATTGTCGATCTTATTGACATTGAACACAATCCAGATATCGGGCATACTAATTATCAATATGTAGCAGGCAAACAACGCCTAAGCATGTTACGCAAAGACGTCTACGGTGATTATGAAGTTCCTCGTTTATACGAAATTGTTAAAAAGAATGTAGCAACCGGATTGTACACATCAGAACTACTTGATTGGTATAGTGAAGAAGAATGGGACAAGATGGATTCTTTTGTCGACCACACCAAAGATGAAACATATTCATATGCGGCCATTGAGCAACTAATTGAAAAATACCTTGTACGCAATCGTGCAACTAAACAAATTTACGAAACTCCGCAGATACGTTACATAGTCGCCGCAGCCACCGTCTTTCATAAAGAAGAACCTGGTAACGCACGTATGCGTTTTATCAAAGAATACTACACCTGCGCTAGTGACAGTTTGTTTACCCTAGCAACGCCTGTTCTCGCCGGCCTAGGCACACCAACTAAACAATTTAGTTCATGTGTATTGATCAAAGCGGACGACGACCTAGACAGTATATTTGCATCAGGTGAAATGATGGCCAAGTATGCTAGTAAACGTGCTGGCATTGGTTTAGAAATCGGTCGCTTACGTAGTTTAGGATCACCTATACGTGGCGGCGAAATACAACATACGGGTATGATTCCATTCTTGAAGAAATGGTTTGGTGATCTACGTAGTTGTAGTCAAGAATGATACGGCGACCACCG